CCTGGCATGATTATAAATACCGTAACAAACGAGATTTATGATGGCGAAAAGGGGATAGATGTCATACCGGTACACTACAAAAGACAGTATATCGAATGGCAAGATAGAGGTGAAAGTCAAGGTGCTCCAGTAAAAATATATGAAGCTGGAGATGACTTACCATCAACTACAAGAGATAAGTTTAATAAAGATAGATTAGCTAATGGTAATTATCTTGAAAACACAGCGAGTCACTTTGTAGTCGTATTAGGTAAAAGTCCTACAACAGCTTTAATTTCCATGAAAGCTACTCAATTAAAAATTAGTAGAAAATGGAATTCAATGATGATGGGACTTAAGATGCAGGGTAAAAATGGAATGTTTACTCCGCCAACTTACAGCCACATTTATAAACTAAAAACAGTGCAACAGTCTAACGACAAAGGCACTTGGTTTGGTTGGGATGTTGCAAGAGTTGGTCCTGTTTCTGATTCCGGTGTTTATAATATAGCAAAAGATTTTGGTTTAAGTGTAGCCAAAGGAGCTATAGAGGCTAAACACGGTGAGCAAGAATCCAAATCCGATTCACCATATTAACATCTTCCAAGGAAGAAACCAGGGGCGGCAACGGGAGACTGAAGTCGCCCCGCAAGGAAAGGAATATGGATGATTTTAAAAAAGGATAGATTTAAATTAATATTTGATGGTTTACATCGTGCACATGGCTGCACTTATATTGATAAAAAAGGTGCTGATGGTTTAAAAGTCAAAGGTAAATCTTTTGTCAAACGAGAAATAATTACAGATAAACATTGGGAAGATCATTTAAATGGTATTGAACCTAGTCTAGGTGTCATACCTATTAACGAAGATAATAAATGTAGATGGGGGTGTATTGATGTTGATAAATATACTCTAGATCACAAAGAAATAATTAAAAAAATTAATACTTACAGCTTACCACTAGTTGTTTGTAGGTCTAAAAGTGGTGGTGCACATATATTTTTATTTACCACAGAGTTTGTACCAGCAAAACTTATGAGAGATAAATTAATATCGGTTAGTGCTATACTTGGATTTGGTAATGCAGAGGTTTTTCCAAAACAAATCGAATTAAAATCGCAAGATGATACAGGAAATTTTCTTAATTTACCATACTTTAATTGTGAAAAATCAACAAGATATGGCTATGATTCTGAAGGAAAAGCAATTACACTTTCGGATTTTTTAGAAAAAATTATACAAATTACTCCTAAAGAATTAGAGAGTTTAAAAATTAAAAGAGCACCATCAGAATTTGATGATGGACCACCATGTTTAGAATCTTTAACTAGAGAGAAATTAGATGATGGTAGAGATAGAATTTTATTTCAATATACAGTTTATGCAAAAAAGAAATGGCCAGAGGAGTGGCGAGGTAAGTTAAGCACTTTTAATCATAAATATTTTAATCCACCATTACCTGATGATGTCATAGAAAGAAAAAAGAAAGATAATAAAGAGTATGGATTTAAATGTACGGAAGAACCAATGTGTGATCATTGTGATAAAAAATTATGTAGAACTAGAAAATTTGGTATAGGTACACAATTATTATTTCCACAATTGAGTGATTTACAAATAGTTAAATTAGATCCACCAATATATAGGTTGAACGTTGATGGAGAAAGAGTAGAATTAAAATCAGAACAACTTCAAGAACAAAGATTATTTGCAAGAGCATGTATGGATCAAATATATAAATATCCTCCAAAATTAAAACCAAAAGATTATGATATATTAGTGCAAACACTTTTAGAAAATAAAGAATTAGTAGATGCACCTGCAGGCGCATCTAAATTAGAACAGCTATCACAACATTTAGAAAATTATTGCACAAGTAGAACTGCAGAGGGTTCAACAAAAGAAGACATGGAGTCTGGAAATGTTTGGAATAAAGATAAATATCATCATTTTATTTTTAGTGAATTTTATCACAAGTTTTTACATAGACATAAATGGATAGAAAAATATGATATAACAATACTATGGTTATTAGAGCATTGTAATTGTGAACACGTAAGAATGACTATAGGTAAAAAGAAATTGTCTGTAATTAAATTACCAGAGTTTGAAAAAGAACAAATAAAAATAAAAGAAAGAAAATTTAAGCAGGAGGATGCATTTTGAAAACTATTGTATTGGGTCCACCTGGCACAGGTAAGACTACCACACTATTAAACGAAGTAGATAAATATTTAAAAGAAACTGATCCAAACAGAATAGGTTATTTTTCTTTTACTCAAAAAGCTGCATACGAAGCCAGGAATAGAGCTATGTCAAAATTTAATTATTCAGAAGATGATTTACCATACTTCAGAACTTTACACTCATTAGCGTTTAGACAATTAGGAATTAAAAAAGAAAACGTAATGCAAAAAAGACATTATGAAGATCTAGGTAAAAAGATGAACATGATCGTAGATTATAACGAATATGATAACGAACATACTGGATTATTTACAACTAAAAGCGATTTATTAAGAATAACACAACTTGCACAATTACGAGGTATTTCACCAGAGCAACAATACAATTTAAAAGAACACACTCAAGACATAACAGTCAAACAATTAAAACAATTTGTCTCCGATTTATTACAATATAAAAAAGATTATAATTTAATAGATTTTACAGACATGATCACAGAATTTATTAAATCAGACAAATCACCTAAATTTGATGTTGTATTCATAGATGAGGCACAAGATTTATCTAGAACACAATGGACCATGGCAAAATCAATATGGGATAAAACAAATGATACATACATTGCAGGTGATGATGATCAGGCCATATTTAGATGGGCTGGTGCAGATGTAGATAGTTTTATTACACAAACAGGTAAGATAATGCAATTGACGCAGTCATACCGAGTACCGCAGGTAGTTCATGATATTGCATCAAGGATAGTAAACAAAATAAAAAATAGATTACCAAAAGACTGGAGACCAAAAACGCAAAAAGGTTTACTTTCATATTATGATGACTTTGAACAAGTTAACATGAAAGAAGGTAGTTGGCTAGTGTTAGCTAGAACAAGATTTATGTTAAATGATCTAGAAGAAAAATTATATTCTCGTGGGTTGTATTATGAGAACAAATTTAAAACTAATAAAGAACAGGACCTGTACAAAGCAATATCAGACTGGGAAAACTTGCGTAAAGGTGTGGATATAAATTACGAACAAATATCAAGAATAGCATCTTACATGACACAAAATAATTTTGAAAAAAATTCAATAAAGTATTTGGATAAGGACGCAAGATATCAAATGTCTGGATTAAGAGAAAGAATGTGGTTGAAAACGGATAAAGTTTGGTATGAAGCTTTTGATGATGCACCTCAAAAGAAAATAAGGTATATAAGAAGGATGAGGGAGAATGGTGAAAAATTAAATTCTAATCCTAGAATTATTCTATCTACAATACACGGAGTTAAAGGTGGTGAGCAGGACAATGTAGTTCTCCTGACAGATCTATCTAGAAACACACAAAAGAGCTACGAAAAAAATCCTGATGACGAAAATAGATTATTCTATGTTGGTGCAACTAGAACGAAAAATCATTTACATGTCATTAGGCCTAAAGATGTATACAAAGGATATAAAATATGAAAACAGAAAAAGCGTTAGAACAAGCAAGAAAATTAATTATGGGACCAAGAGCCCATACTTATGGAGATAAAGTAAAAAATCATAAAAACATAGCGAAAATGTGGTCAGCATATATAGACAAAGAACTCACAGCACATGATGCAGCCGTAATGTTAGCTTTATTAAAAGTTGCAAGAACAAAATTTGGTAATCCAACTGATGATACCTATGTTGATGCTGCTGCATACATGGCAATAGCAGGGGAGTGTAAAGATAATGAGTAAAATATTATTTAAACCACAAACAGAATGGATACCGCCAACAGATTTTCCAAATTTATCTAAATATGATGAGATAGCTATAGACTTAGAAACAAAAGATCCAAATCTAAACGAAAGAATGGGTTCTGGTTCTGTAGTAAAAGTTGGTGATGTTGTAGGTATATCTTTAGCTACTATTGATTGGTGTGCATATTATCCTATAGCGCATGAAGGTGGAGGTAATATGGATCGTAAAATAGTTTTAAAATGGTTTCAAGACCAAATGAACACAGATTCTATCAAAATATTTCACAATGCCATGTATGATATTTGTTGGTTAAGATCCATAGGTATAAATGTAAAAGGTCAAATTGTAGATACTATGATAGCTGCTTCTTTAGTTGATGAAAATAGATTTAGGTATGATTTAAATGGTTTGTCTAGAGATTATTTAGGTAAGGGTAAAGATGAAAGTGTATTACAAGAAACTGCAAAGTCTTGGGGTGTAGATCCAAAAGCAGAAATGTATAAACTCCCTGCTATGTACGTTGGAGCTTACGCGGAGCGTGACGCCCAACTCACATTGGAGTTGTGGCAAGAATTAAAAAAAGAAATTTTACACCAGGATATTGAAGATATATTTAATATGGAAACTAAACTGTTTCCTGTTCTTGTTGATATGAGATTTTTAGGTGTGCGTGTAGACGTAGATAGAGCAGAATATGAAAAAGAAAGAATGGTTCAAGAAGAAAAAAGATTATTAGGTGGTGTTTATGCAGAAACAAAATTAGATGTACAGATATGGGCTGCAAGATCTATTGCTAAAGTTTTTGATAAACTGGGTTTACCCTACGATAGAACAGAAAAAACAGGTGCACCAAGTTTTACAAAAAATTTTTTAGCTAATCACCCACATAATATTGTGCAAGCTATTGCAAAAGCAAGAGAGATTAACAAAGCACATACAACATTTATAGATACAATATTAAAATATTCTGGCAGAGGTAGAATACATGCAGAGATAAATCAATTACGTGGTGATGGGGGTGGCACAGTCACAGGTAGATTTAGTATGAATAATCCAAACTTACAGCAGATACCTGCAAGGAACAAAGATCTTGGACCACGGATCAGAAGTTTGTTTATACCTGAAGAAGGGTGTAAGTGGGGTTGTTTTGATTACAATCAACAAGAACCTAGACTTGTAGTTCACTACTCAGCACTGCAAGGATTTTATTCTGTAGAAGATGTTGTTGATGCTTATAAAAATGAAAACGCAGACTTTCATCAAATTGTATCTGACATGGCAGAGATACCAAGAACACAAGCTAAAACGATTAATTTAGGTCTTTTTTATGGTATGGGTAAAAATAAATTACAAGCAGAGTTAGGTATAAACAAATTACAAGCCGAAGAATTATTTAAACAATATCATGCAAAGGTTCCATTTGTAAAACAACTTATGGATGCTGTGATGGATAGAGCACAACGTAGAGGTAGAGTACGAACTTTACTGGGTCGACTATGTAGGTTTCATTTGTGGGAGCCTAATCAATTTGGTATACATAAACCATTGCCTCACGATGCAGCGCTCGCGGAACACGGACCAGGGATTAGAAGAGCATACACATACAAAGCTTTAAATAGATTAATACAAGGATCGGCTGCTGATATGACAAAAAAAGCTATGATAGATTTACATGCAGAGGGTATACTACCGCATTTACAAGTGCATGATGAATTAGATATATCTATACAAAACAAAAAAGAGGCTGATAAAATTAAAGAAATAATGGAGTCAACCGTAACACTTGAAGTACCAAATAAAGTAGATTATGAAGAGGGAGATAATTGGGGCACAATAAAATGAGGTTAAATTATGGCTTACTTAAATGCAAATATTCCTGTAGAATACTCACAAATAAGGAGGGAGTATTTATATGACCTTAAAAAACATCATGGAGAAGTCGAAGATTGTATTATCTTCGGTTTATCAGCTATTACGGGGCGCTCTATTTTATTCCATGCGATTATGGAGAACGGCGCTATCTTTTATCGTCTCCCGATATCTGCCTTCATACAGAGAGGTTTTAGACCGGAAGATGTTCCTAAACGTAGACTTGATGAACTTCAGCTATGGAATTGTTTTAGTTATTATCCTGCTGTTACTACTTGGGATATTTTAGAAGCACAAGCTGGTAAATACATAGGAAAGGATAAAAAATGGCATCCTGGTAAATACTTATTTACCGTTGACTTTGCTCACCCAGAGCCTAATATACTAGACACGGATCATTCAGAGATACCGCACGAGCACAAATGTGCTCACATCATAGCCCTCGATGATGGGAACTATGCAGCACAACCTAACAATAGATGTATATGGGATATCCCATCGTTTACTGTTAAAGAAAATATACCAGATTGGAAAGTTCAAACATCTGAATGGAATGTTGAAAACACCAGTCAATGGAAAACAGAGGATACTGATAAGTTCTTCTATGAAATAGAGGAGAAGAAGCATGATTAAATGGATTAAAAAGATTTGGAAAAAATATGTTCATTGGCTTTTTAAAGATATAGGTAAATAATGGCTTTAAAAATTTCTGAATCCGCTGCCGTACAAATGCCGATGAAAACGGTTGCCAGTTTGATCGCGATGGTTGCCATCGGGACTTGGGCATACTTTGGTTTGCATGAAACACTTAATCAGCACTCAACAAGATTAGAGTTAATGGAGAAAGATCTTGAAGAAAACACAGAGTTTAGAATAAAATGGCCACGTGGAGAGATGGGTAGTTTACCCGCGGATAGCGAGCAATTCATGATGTTGGAGGACTTGTATAAGACTACTGACAAAATTAATAATCAACTTGATAAAATGATGAACAACAGAATTAATATTGAGTTTTTACAAAAACAAATGGACAAAGTTCTTAAAGATATTGAAATGTTAAAAGATAAAAATAGAGAAATAATCTACAAGAATGGGAGCAA